ACCACACTGTGGAATTACGTATTTGAGCCCAATACCAGTGAAACTCGCATGCAAATAGAAAATGAAGTGCGTAGGGTGGCCAGTCAGGATCCCAGAGTGGCCATTGACACACTTGAAATTTACGAGCAAGAGAATGGCATTCTTGTTGAGTTGCAAGTCAGTGTTACTCCATACAATAATCAAGTGCAGTTGGGATTATTTTTTGACCGGCAAACCGGAACTGTCAGCGCGTCGGCCATTTAAACTGCGTTTTTTCATCAGATAAATACCAATCAAGGAATAAATTTCATGGCCACCAGTAGTAGACAAACTGCACTTTTCGGTTTACAAGACTGGAAACGCATCTATCAAACTTTTCGTGAGGCAGATTTTCAAAGTTATGATTTTGAAACCCTGCGCAAGAGTTTCATAGACTACCTGACCACCTACTATCCTGAAACTTACAATGACTACATAGAGAGCAGTGAATTTGTAGCATTGCTGGACGTCATGGCCTTCATGGGTCAGGCGCTGGCTTTCCGCGGAGACCTGAATGCCCGTGAAAACTTCATGGACACAGCCGAACGCCGTGATAGTGTTATCAAACTAGCCAACCTGGTGAGTTATACTCCCAAAAGAAATAATGCTGGTCAGGGTCTGGTCAAGATTACAGCCATCAGCACCACTGAAAATGTCACTGATATCAACGGCAACAGTTTGAATAATGTGACCGTGTACTGGAATGACCCAGCAAATGCCAATTGGCAAGAGCAGTTTAATACCATTGTGAATGCCACTCTGGTGAACAGTCAGCGTGTGGGCCGCCCAGGCAATAGTCAGACCATATTGGGCGTCAAAACTGATGAATATACGGTGAATATACCAGCTGGTCAATTGCCTGTGGTTCCCTACACCACAGAAGTTGACGGCAACAACATGAATTTTGAACTGACCAGTGCCACCAGCCTGGATTCTACTAGCTTGTATGAGCCACCCCCTGCCCCCAGCAGCAGATTTAACATGCTGTATCGCAATGACAAATTGGGATATGGTAGCCCCAACACAGGATTTTTCTTTTATTTCAAACAGGGCACACTATTGAATTTTGATTTCAATTTTGCCGAACGCATAGAAAACAATTTTCAATTCATCCCCATAGCAGGCATCAATAACACAGACACCTGGCTCTATCAGTTGAACAGTGCAGGTGCAGCCTCCACTCAGTGGTTCCGTACCGACAACGTTTACATCAACGCCAATCTTCAAGGAACCAGCCAAACACAAATATTCAGCGTGAACAGTCAAGTCAATGACCAGGTCACATACATATTTGGCGATGGTGTGTTCGGTGAAATACCAGTGGGACCTTTCCGCGCATATGTTCGCAGCAGTAATTCGCTTACATACACCATTGATCCCAGCGAAATGTCGGGCATTGTGGTAAACCTGAATTACATCAGTCGCCAGAACAGACTGGAAACTCTGACAGTGACCTTCAGTTTGCAGACCACTGTAAACAATGCTCAGCAGCGTGAGACACTGGCCCAAATCAAAGAGCGTGCCCCCAGCAGATACTATACACAGAACCGCATGGTCAACGGCGAAGATTATACCAATTTTCCCTACACACAATACAACAGCATCGTCAAGAGCAAGGCCATAAATCGTACCAGCATAGGCATCAGTCGTAATCAGGATCTGCAAGACCCCACTGGCAAGTACAGTAGTGTAAATGTTTTTGGCGATGATGGTGCACTGTATGTCAGTGACCGTGCATTCAACACCACATTCAGCGTGAACAATATTAACATTGCTGTGGAATTTTTGAGTCAAAATCTACCCGTTCTGTTGAGCACTCCTGAAGTCATACAATACTATCAACAAGCAGGCACCAGGTATTCCGGTGCCTATCCAGTGAGCAGCGCCAGCGATGGTTACACTTACTGGAACAAAACCACGGTGGCTGACGGCAGTGTGACTGGATATTTCTACGTCACATCGGGCGGTTCCACTACTAGCATACCTGTGGGTAGTTTTAGTAGCTTCAATCCCAAGTACATCAGCCCTGGCAGTCAGTTGAAATTTGTGCCAGGCCCTGGGTACACATGCTTTGACAGCAACAACCGTTTGAAAACTGGCACGTACAATCCAGCTGCAGGTGATAAGCTATTCATCTGGACTGGTGTACTGTCAGTGGTAGCAGACGGAAATAATTATGGCCAAGGCAATCTCAATGACGGCCAGGGCCCAATAATACTAGCAGACTACATACCCACTGGTGCCCGATTGGATTATAGCACTGTGACACCCACTGGCATAATCGCCAGCTTTGACAATACTCTGAGTGGCGCAGTGGTGCGTGAAGTGCTGGCACTGATGGAGTTACGTACTCCAGTAATTAATTTGTATTATGATAACAGCATAGTGAGCACGCAAGATCGTTGGTTCACCACAAGTCAGGGCCCCAATAGTCTGCTCATGGTTTCATTTGCCTATAGCGCCATAGACAACAGTTATGTGACCACTATAAAAAATCTCACTTACTATTTCGGTAGCGTGAACCAGGTCAGATTCTTGTTTGAAGGGTTTGAACGTATTTTTGATCCCACAACTGGCCAGACCATAAGAGATTATGTCAGTATTTTCCGAACCAACAGTAATGCATCTGGCACTGCAGTGCTGGGCAGTGATTACATACTTTATCTGACAGGGCAACAGATTGAATCTGATGGGTATCCTGATGACTATGCAGTGCAAGTCAGCACAGTGGATGTTGACAATGGCATGAGCTATGACCCTGATTTCTTCCGCACACTGACTGGCACAAGCCCCACGTTGACTGTGCCACCCACAGCTCCATATGTATTTTTCCAGATATTTGACAATATCAATGATTACTATCGCCTGGAATTATTACCTGCTGGTCTAATCAGAACTGATTATGCCACACAGAGCCTGATACTGGACAACATGTACGACTACCCAGCTGGCACTGTGTTTTACGCCACTGCTGAAAATCAGTTCTATCAAACAGAACAGATACCCGGAACTGTACCTGTGGTCATACAGTTGAATGTGGTGACCAGCAGCTACTTGGCCACCACGGGTCGTAGCAGCATAAATTTCCAATACAGACATAATAGCAGCAACACCACACGTATAGATCCAGGTACCACCAACATCATTGATCTGTACCTGGTGACACAGAGCTATTATGCTGCCTATCAGAACTGGTTACGTGATACCACCGGCACAGTGCCCATGCCCAGTAAGCCCACAGTAAATGAGCTACAACAACTGTACTCAGGGCTGGAAAGTTACAAGATGATCAGTGACAGTGTGGTGCCCAACAGCGTGACATTCAAACCGCTGTTTGGAACCAAAGCAGACCCTGCACTTCAAGGTACCATCAAGGTTATCAAAAGCCCAGCTACCACCGCCAGTGACAGTCAAATCAGAAGCAGTGTACTGGCTGCACTGAACAGCTATTTCACGCTGGATAAGTGGGATTTTGGTGATACATTCTACATGAGTGAACTTACTGCCTACTTGCATGTGCAATTGGCTGGGCTGATCAGTTCAGTGGTATTAGTTCCTGCAGACCCCAACCAGACTTTCGGTGATTTGTACGAAATACGCAGCGCACCCAATGAAATATTTGTTAACGGCGCCACTACCAATGACATCACAGTGATCAGTGCTCTGACCCCACAGACATTGCAACGCTAAAAATTGTCAATTTTTTCTGGTATAAATACTACAGCACCCAGATAAAAATATGGTTAATAAAGTTCGTACATTAGATTTTTTACCTGAAGTTTTTAAAACCAAGACTAACAGCCAGTTCCTGCGGGGCACACTGGATGTATTGACTAGTCAGCCTGACCTACGTGCAGTACAAGGATTCATTGGTCAAAAATACGGCTACAGTATTGAACCTCAAGACCGTTATGTAGTAGAGCCCACCCGCGCTCGTGCAGATTACCAGCTGGATCCCAGCGTAATCTTCCTCCGCCCTCAGACACAATCTGCACAAGATTTCATCAGCTACACTGGCATAGTGCAGGCCATCAACAACAATGGTGGCGTAACTGCGCGTAATGACCGGTTGTTTGACAATCAGTTTTACAGTTGGGATCCTTTTGTTGATCTGGATAAACTGGTAAACTTTGCGCAGTATTACTGGATTCCCAATGGGCCCGACGCGGTTCCCATAAGCACTGAACAGATTTATCTACAACAGGGCTATATTGTCACTGACAGTCAAAACGGCTACCAGTTTGAAGGTGTATCTGGCACCAACCCTGTGATAACCTTGATACGTGGTGGCACATACAGTTTTTATGTATCTGGGCCTGATCAGTTCTGGATTCAGGGCGTGCCAAGCCAGTCTGGTTATGCACCTGGTAGCAACATCAGCACTCGCGACATACTGGGAGTCACGAACAATGGCAGCACCAATGGTGTGGTCACATTCACTGTGCCTGCTCAGGATGCACAGGATCAGTACACTCAATTGCCCGGCAACAATGTTGTGGATGTAGTAACTTCACTACAATTTGCTGATATTAATGGTCAAAGCCTAAGCACCATTGGTCAAATTGATGGCATCGTGCTGACCACGGGCAAAACCTTGATGTTCTGGAACAACAATGATCCTGGAACACAAACAAATTTTTACACAGTAACAGTGACTTCAGGCACCGTGACTCTGAGTCCAGCCGCCACCATACCCAATAATGAAAAAATCACGGTACTCAGTGGTGTAGAATATTCTGGTAGAACTTTCTTTCGCTCAGGTGCTGGTGCCATAACGCTGGTACCCTATATCAGCTCCATACTTGACACACTGTATTACCGTAGTGGTCAAGAGGCCCTGAGTGTGGGTAAAATACGTATTGTAGACAGCAACAGCGCCAACAACCTGGATGTTGCTGACATTGTGGGACAGAAAAATTATGTCAGTCCCAATGGTGTGACATTCACCAATGGCCTCAAAGTGGTATTCCAGGGCCGTGTGGTTCCTGACACCTACGCTGGTCAACAATATTATGTAGAGGGTGTGGGCGAAAGCATACGCTTGCTGCCAGTAGATGAATATCTGGCACCTGAAATAGTGGGAGAGGGCATTTATAATCCCTGGAGTCTGGAAGCCTGGGATACCACAGTTTACGACAGCCAGCTGTTTGTGCCAACAAACCCTGAATATTTGACCATCAACCGTGACAGTCGTGATCGTAATGCCTGGAGCAGAGCCAATCGTTGGTTCCATCAAAATGTACTGAATGAAACAACCAGTGCACTGGGTTATGTCACTCGCAGCCCCATCAATACTGTGACTCGTGCTCAGAGACCCATAGTGGAGTTCCGTGGAAACCTCAGATTGTTTGACAATGGAACAGATTTTCTGGGTTTCGTGACGTTGGTCGCTGGCGACAACATAACTGATGCTTTCAGTCAGATAGTGGGACAGACACAAACTACTGCTCCTCTAGTTGATGGGCAGACACTGCGAACGGGTGATCGTGTGATTTTTCCCTACGATAGTGATCCCGCAGTTCGTGCTCATATCTATTCTGTTAACATGGTACCTGCGGGTTCGGGAATGGTTTATGCATTGAGCGCCGAGGAGACTGCTACTGATCTGGGTATCGTGACTGCTTTCTATGGTGAAAACAATTCAGGATCCAGCTGGTGGTGGACCAGTGACACGCAAGTCTGGGCACGTGCTCAACAAAAAAGCAACACCAATCAAGCACCTCTGTACAATATTTTCAACAGTTCAGGCATCAGTTTGAGCAATAATGCTTTCTATGAGAGCACAAGTTTTCAGGGCACTGAACTGTTTAGTTACGCAACAGGCACTGGGCAGAATGATCCAGTTCTGGGCTTCCCCATAAAGTATACCAGTGCCAGCACACTGGGCGATATAGAATTCACGGTAAATTTAAACAGCGACACATTTACATATAGCACAAGCCAGGCCATAAATGCCACTGACAATATAAATGTGGGTTTTGTACACTATAGTCCTGAGCCTGGGGTTGTAGAAAATCTTACCGGTTGGGTCACTGCAGTGGGGGAAAGTTACCAGTCTCAAGTTTTTGAATTCCCAGTTACTGATATCACTCAGAGTGTGTTTACATGTGATATCCCTGCTCAAACCAACAGTGTCTGGAATAGTGTACAGGTGTATTACAATGACAACTTACTGACACAGGCAGATTTCACCGCAGTGGTCAATAATGATTCCATGACCACCGCAGTCACACTGGCGGCGCCCGCAGTGTCCGGAGATAAAGTCACTATATTGATTATAAGTGATACTGCCAGTAAAACTGCCTATTACACTGTTCCTAGTAATTTACAAAATAATCCCTTTAACACCAACATAGAAACAGTTAGTGTGGGTGATTTAAAGAATCAATATCGCAGTATATTCGGAAATCTTTCTGATGCCCAGGGCAAAATATTCGGTGATAATAATTATCATGATCTGGGAAATGTTAACAAATACGGCACTGCTATCATTCAGAACAGTGCCAGCCTGGTGTTGCCAGGAGTATTTCTGCGTAAATCAGAAGCAGACATTTTCAACAGCTTGCAATTTAACAGTGAGCAATACAGTATATACAAGCAACTGGTAATTGATCTGGCGTTTGAGGGCGATTATTCTGTTTATCAATTGACCAGTCAAATTCTGGACAATGTATTATATGAAATAACCAAGGTCAAGTCCGGAACAACCGCCTTTTTCTGGAGTGACATGCTGCCCACTGGTAGCCCTTATATCACTAATACCTATAATTTTGCTGCCAATGCTACTACTGCAACATTTCAGTTGAGTCAGACCTATGATTTTGCCAGCGCAAATTATAATGGTCTATTAATATATTTGCTCAGAAATGTAGACGGGCGCCAAGTAAGTACACAATTGATATTCGGGCAGGACTATGTAGTCAGTGACACTAGTCCAGCAGTGACTGTGAATTACAGCATTCAGGCTGGTGATCAGATAGTGATCAATGAATACAACCAGACCTACGGTAGCTTCTGCCCCAACACGCCCAGTAAATTGGGATTGTACCCAGCCTGGGTTCCACAGGTAGTGCTAGACACCAGCTACACTCGTCCCACATATTTCATACAAGGGCATGATGGCAGTTACAATAAATTATATGGCAATTATGACCCCAACACTGGGCTATTAGATGATTTCCGTGATAGTGTTTTGCTGGAGTTTGAAACCCGAATCTATAATAACATCAAGGTCAGCGGCGCCATACCTTTGGGCGCCACCAATGTGATACCTGGTCAATTCCGTGAAACACAATACAGTCGTCAAGAAGTTCTGGACATTTATAGTCCACAGTTTTTGAACTGGGTGGGAACCAATCGTATTGATTATAAAACACAAGTCTATAACATTGCCAACCAGTTTACTTACAATTACAATCAATCAGCCGATGTGCTGAACAACCAACAATTGTTGCAGGGTTACTGGCGTGGTCTGTACAATTGGTTTTATGACTGCGACAATCCTGCTCAATTCCCCTGGCAGATGCTGGGGCTGACCAGTGAACCCAGTTGGTGGACCGGTCATTATGGTCCAGCGCCCTACACCAGTGATAACACTTACATGTGGCAAGACATAGCTCAGGGCCTGGTCTGGAATGATGGTGCACCCTATGTGGTGCCTGGCCGTCAACGCCCAGAACTGCTGAGTTGCCTGCCAGTTAACGGCGCTGGCGAACTGGTAAGCCCCATGAACAGTGTGGTGGGTTTGTACAATCGCATGACCTTCCAGCGTGACTGGGTGGTGGGAGATGGTGCACCAGCTGAAAGCAGCTATCTAAAAAGCAGCACCTGGCCATTTGACCTGATGAGATTGCTGGCTCTGACCAAGCCAGCCAAATTCTTCAATTTGTTTGCTGACCGTGATCTATATAAGTATGATCCCGAACTGGGACAATATTTGTACAACAGCAGATATCATCTGGATCCGCGAACACTGGAAATTTACGGTAACGGCGTCAGCAAAAACAGTTATATAAATTGGGTAGTTGACTACAACAATCAGCGAGGGGCTACTGGTTACACTGTGATTAAATCACTGCTGGAAAATCTAGATGTGCGTTTGACTTACAATGTGGCTGGATTTACCAGTAAAGAATACTTGAGATTCTTGACCGAAACCGCCACTCCCAACAGCCGCAATACCAATCTGTTGATACCCGATGAAAGCTATCAACTGTTGCTGTACAACAATGTGCCCTCAGATCATGTTGATTACAGTTCTATAACTGTACAAAAAACTGATCGCGGCTGGACTGTGTGGGGTAACAGCCAGAATCGCCAATATTTTACTGTATTACAGCCACGACCTGGTAGCTATTATAATATTTCAGCAGGCACAGTAACTGTGCAAGTCAGTAATGAATACGATCCCAATCGCACTAGTATACTGCCATATGGCACATTATTTTATAGCTTGCAGGCGGTAAGTGAATTTATTATTGATTATGGCAGATATCTGACTGTGCAAGGTGTGTCATTTGATAACATGATGTCAGGAGTTGTTTGTGATTGGCAACGCATGGTGCAGGAATTCCTGCTATGGGCTCAACAAGACTGGGAAGCCGGCAGTGTAATCAACCTGAACCCCAATGCCAAAATTTTCACAGTGGATCGCCCGGGTCTGGTGGTTCAACCACTGACCATACAACAAAGAAACTTTATTCTGAATCAAAATCTGCTGCCACTACAAGATCAGGATATCGCCGTAGTCCGAGAGAACACAGCATTCCAGGTTTCAGTGCTCACAGATGGCGACACTGTGGGATACACCAGTCTGGATTTGAGCAGCATTGAACACGCAGTGATATTTGATAACTATACTGTGTTCAATGACACTATTTACAATCTGGTCACTGGTCTCAGACAACCTCGCTTGCTCATGCAGGGATACAAAACTGGCAACTGGCAAGGTTACATGGACACTAGTGGCTTCATTCTGAACGAAGATAATGTACGTGAATGGCAGCCCAATGTCAAATATCCCAAAGGCGCCATTGTGCAGTACAAAGATTTCTACTGGACAGCGGTGCGCTTGATAGAACCCACTGCAGAGTTCAGCACTCAGGACTGGTTGAAAACTGATTACAATCAAGTGAAAACTGGTCTGCTGCCCAACCCCAGCACTGCGGCCTATGAGAGCTTGTATTACTATGATACCAATCGTGCAAATCTAGAGCTGGATGCTGACTTGCTCAGCTATAGTCTGATTGGTTTCAGACCCAGACAATATCTGGCAGATGCAGATTTGAGTGATACCACTCAGGTCAATGTTTATAAAAACATTGTCAAAGAAAAAGGCACCAACCTGATTGCCAACGGCTTCAAACAAGCTGAGTTGGTTCAGGGTCGTATTGACTACGATATCAAAGAAAATTGGGCCATCAAGAACGGTGAGTTTGGTGGTGTGCTCAACAACAACTTTGTGGAGTTCCGACTGTTCCAAGATCAGTTGCCAGGTAACCCTACCTTGATTGGGTTCAGCAGCACTGGAGATGTGGCAGATGTACAACAGACAGTATTGCTGAGCCAACTTACCAACTGGGAGAGACCGCCCAGAAGCAGTAACATATTGCCAGCTTATGTGCAAGGTTACAGTGCTGAACGAGGACTACCCAGCGCCGGCTATGTAAACTTGTCAGATGCCAAGTTGCAGGAGTTTGTGTTTGAGGACCTGGCCACCGACACCACCAACATCACTAAACTGTATCGCAATGATATAGTGTGGCTGGCCAATCATCAAGCACAGTGGAATGTTTACACTGCTCAGGCCATGAACAACACTGTGATTGCACTGGAAAACCTACTGGACGGTTACGCCACAATCACATTCAGTAAACCACACGGACTGCAAAAACAGGACCTGGTGGCCATAACAAATTTTGACAGCCGTGTAGACAACTTTTATCGTGTGAATCAGATAATTTCAGATTATGTGATTTTGATATCAATAGTGCTGCCAGGAACTGTGACACAACTGGCTGGTGCTGGTGCCGCATTTAAGTTGGTCAGCAGACGTTTTGCACAGCCCAGTGACGCGGCTGGTGCATATTTGCCCTATACAGCCTGGCAAACCAGACTGATCTGGGCTGACTCGGATACTGATCGCGAATGGGCAGTGTATGCCGCTAGCCCAGTGCTGCGCCAGCAAACTGTTATTGGAGCAGAAACAGCCAGCCACAGCGGGTTGAGTGTTGCTTACAGCACTGAAATGGGCACCATAAGCATTGATGGTCAGGGTAATCTGTATCGCAACAACCAATTGCAAACTATTGCTGGTGGTGTGGGATCCAGCAGCCAGGTGGCCATTGCAGGCAGTGTGCTGTATGTCATGAGTGCCACAGAGGGCAAAATTTACAGTTACACACTGAGTTCAAGTGGGGCCTGGACTGCATACGCCAGTCCAGTCACGGTAGCCAATCCTGTGTCCATGACTGCCAGCACTGACAATTTATGGTTGTATGTGGGTAGTGCTCCCGCAAACACAGTGAGTGTTTTTGCATTGAAGCGTTCAAACCAGACATATGTACTGGTGAACAATTTGACGTATCCCGGAACGCAAAATGCCAGCAGTGCGGGTTGGGCTCTGTCCACCAGCACTTGCCGCGATGGCAGCAAACTAATAGTGGGCGCTCCCTATGAAACAGTCGGTCAGATTACTCAAGGTGGTGCAGCATATGCTTATTCACGCTATACACAACGATATCTGGCCAACGGCTCTCAGACTGCATTCACACTGGCATATTCATTGCCCAGTAACCCTGCGCTCATAAACAATGTTTATGTTTATATAAACGATGTTCTCACTACCTCTGGCTACACGTTCACTGGGTCTGTGTTAACATTCAACACCCCTCCAGCAGACGGAGCAGTCGTGAGCATAAGCACTGGTCTCATGTTGTATCAACAGCGTTTCCAAAGTAGTGCACCACAACAAGGCAGCTTATTTGGCATCAGCACCGATACCAACCGCTATGGTGCTGAATTGGTCATGGGCGCACCGTTTGAACGCTCACTAGACCAAACACAGCATGGCGTTGAGGGCGCTGTATACAGATTTACCAACTCAGGGTTGCGTTATGGCACTATTCGTGCACAGGTGACTGGTACTTCCACTGGCAAGATACTGCTAGATGGTTATGCAGTAAGCTATTCTGGAACTGCCACTAATATTGTGGCACAGATAAATGCTCAAACCCCACCCAATATCACATGTGCTCTGGACGCAGGCAGCGCCACTGAATTCACTATATCAGTTACTCTGGGTTCACCTGAGACCCCGTACAACATACTAGATATAACTGGCACAGCAGCAGATGTCAGCGGCTTGGGTATAACAACCTGGACTCAGACTCAGGTCATACGCGACCCAGATGACAGTCAGCTGGCTCAGTTTGGCTCACATGTGCGCATGAATGAACAAGACGGGCTCTGCATTAGTGCTCCTACAGCCACAAGATTGAGTCCCGCCACTTTTGATTTGACCAACAATTGCATTCAAGACGACACAATTTTTGACAATGACGGAACGTTCTTCATAGATCAGTTCTCCAACACTGGCGTGGCTTACGTTTATGAATATCTGCCAGCGGATCAAGAATCCATATACAATGCTGGGCAATATGCATTTGGTCAATATGTCAGCGCGGCACAAACAACAGATCGCAACTTGCAGAGCCGCTTTGGCACCAGCATTGCTTATTCGCAGGGTGTGGTGGTCGTGGGCGCCCCGGGATATTTTGCCAACGGTCGCGGCCTTGTAGCACAGTTCAATACCAATTGGACTCCTGCTGACCCATGCGAAGTCAACAAACCCACCACTTGGTATCTGGACAAAAAGCCTCTGCCTCAGGTGGATATTAACAGTCTGAACGGCGTGAACATTTATGACAATCAGAGTAATATCACGCTAGAGTGGCTGGATTATATTGATCCAGTACAGGGCAAGTTGTTTGGGGCTGTGCAGACCAACCTGGATTACATGAGTCTGACCGACCCAGCCAGTTACGGTGACAGCAGCATAACCTGGGGAGCCGAATTTGTGGGCAAGACCTGGTTGGACCTGAACACCATACGCATGTTGAATTACAATCAACCAGACCTGGTGTACAATGCCAGCAATTGGGGACGAGCATTTCCTGGTAGCACTGCAGACATATACACCTGGGTAGAAAGCACCACTGAACCACTGAGTTACACTGGTGCCGGATTCCCAGTGCAATTTGATCGCTACGTAGCCATTAATAGTCTGGATGGTTCAACCAATAGTATAGTAACCAAATATTATTTCTGGGTGAAATTCTATGATCAAGTTCCTGCAGGAAAAACACTCAGCCCTGTTACTCTGACACAATATCTGCTCAACCCCCTGAGCAGCGGTATTGCTTATCTATCACCACTGACTCCCAGCGTGATTGCCCTGAACAACAGCCAAGAATATATTCAGGCCTATACCAGTAGCTTGCACATGGGATTCAGAACTGGTGGTGGTCAAGATGACAAGCATACCAGCTGGTGTTTGATTCGTGAAAATGAAGCTGAGGATTTCTTGACTGGCTATGCGCCCGGATTACCACCCACTGGGCAGTATCTGAAGTTTATTGAAAGTTTTGTGGGCAGTGATGCTGCTGGAAATCCTGTGCCTGATCCTGGACTGCCACTGTTGGTCAGATACGGAACCAATTTTAGACCCAGACAGAGCATGTTTGTGGATCGCGTGGAGGCGCTGCAAAATTATCTAGAATACGCCAACAATATCATCATCAATTATCCCATAGCTGAAAGCAAGAATCTGGGATTCCTGCAAAAGACTGGACTGGGATATGATACACCTGACTATTGGCAATACGTAGACTGGTGGGCTCCGGGCTACGACGCCAGCACCAAGCCAGTGCTGGAATTGGCCAACTACACTGAACTGCAAACCATCACAGACAATCAATTGATTGTGGGGCAAGAGGGTCTGAGCATTGCCATTGAAGATGGCTTGATTGTGAAAATCGCTGCCAACAGCAATAGCAACAGTGAGTATTATGTATATAACACTGATACGGGCTGGGTGCGCATCGGTTTGACCAACGGCACCATACAATTCTTGTCAAAAATCTGGGCCGGCCCATTTGGCTGGAACGTAAACTCATATGACAGTGCTGGCTGGGACGAGTATCCCACAGTGGAAATATACTGGATCATTCGTTGGCTGAATGAATATTGCTACACAAATGACCTGGATATCTATCGCAATAGCAGCCTGATCATGATGTTTGAGTACATTCAGAGTAGCGCACTGGAACAGCAGAATTATTTGCCATGGTTAAACAAGACCAGCTTGATAGATGTTACACACAAGGTCAGAGACCTGCTACCATACAAAAAATTCCAGAGAGACAATCAAGAGTTCCTGGCCGGGTACTTGAATGAAATCAAGCCCTTCCACGTGTACATCAAGGATTTTGTGTTCAGCTATACTGGACAGGATACCTATCTGGGTGATGTAACTGATTTTGATCTACCAGCCAGATACATGGCAGATCCTGGCACGTTTGAAACTCCACGGTTGGTCTATCAACCCACAGTACAAGCAGATGAATACACACCTGATGCCACCATATGGCAAAACCCATTGTATAACCAATGGTTCCAGAATTATGGGCTGAGCGTGTCCAATGCCGAGCTGGGTCTGACACAAGTTTCCACACTGGTCAATTACATGACCGGTCAGAGCAAGCAAGTATTGCTGAAAAACAGTCGCGGCTTGCCCTATGTGGGCGCCATCATGATTGGGCAGGAACTGATTACTTATGAAGGCATAGACTATGTAAACAACAGTCTACTGGGAATTGAACGTGGTGCAGACGGCACAACAGTGACAGAACACCTGCCAGGCGCTGGCGTTTCATGCTATCTACCCAGTGTAGTGGTGCTTGATCCTGGCCGTGCCTACCAAGACCCACCACAAGTTTCTGCTTACATTGACCTGGCCATCTACCCTGCGCCACGAGAGGCAGCACAGTTGCGCCCCATCATGGCCGCTGACCGCGTCATTGGCATAGAGGTAATCAATCCTGGTAGTGGATATGCCGTACGACCTGAAATTTATATAACCAGCAGTCAAGAGAGCCAGTTCAGCAGCAGTGCAGTGAATCCAGTGGACAATGTTATACAGATTCCTTCTCACCCGTTCCAGACTGGTGACAGTGTGCTTTACATTGCCAGCACTGGTTCCACTAGTCCAGCCGGCCTGACCAGCGGTGCGTATTATTATGTTCGTTCACTGGATACTAACAATGTTGCATTGTATACAGATTATCAAAACTGTGTGCAACAAACAGAAATTGCCACTAACGATGGGCGTGTACAGTTGTATACTCAAGGATCCGGAAACTTCACGCTGGGTATATGTGCTCAGGCAGTATGTTTCACTAGCGGCATGCCAGTACGTGAATTTGGCATCAGCTTGAGATTTGATCGTGTAAGCTACACCAGCTCCGTCTCAGACTGGCAATCAGGCATATGCTATGCTGGCATATATGACAATGCTGCCAGTACCAGCGCATCTGGCATGCCAGCCAGCAGCAGCAATCGTAGCAGTGCAGGTGGTGTTGTAGTGAACATCACCGGTGCTCAGGCTGATGTTGATGGCAACGTGCAGCTTACAGTAAATTACACTGGCGCAGCGCCTGCACAAATAGATGGCCAGCAGTTACAGCTTTACACTGATACTGGTAGTGCCTGGACCAACGATACAACCTACTACTGGCGTGTGATGACACCCAGCACTGTGCGCCTGTACCATGATGCCCTGTTCAATTACCCAGTGACTTTCGCTGAATACGATACCAGTTTGAATCTGGCCTTCCTGGACAACCCCTTCTACTTTGAGCGCAGTCTGGTGATGTACGGTGGACAATTATGGCGTTGCACAGTGAGCAATTGTGATGCTGAGTTTGACCCAACCAAGTGGGAATTGGTATCTAGTAACGATCCTGCATTGACTGCTGCTGACCGCGTGATGGCTTTTTATCGCCCCACGCCCAGCATGCCTGGTCGTGATTTGCGCCAGCTGATGCAGGGAGTACAATACCCCAACGCCACTTTCCAGGGCGCTGTGTTTGGCGAGGAACAAGAACCCTACGGATTACTGCCCTGGGATGTCAAGGGCTGGGATAGCGATGACAATCTAGCCAGCAAGCTTGACACCCTACTGCAGGCTCCTGATTTTGCTTATGATCCCCTGACCAACCCCACACAATACGATGTGC